GAAGCCCATTGCTTGACCAACAACTCTATTCTTTGGGATATTCAAGTCTTGGTTAACAGAGATACGAGTCCATAGTTGGAAGTCTCCAACAGCCATATCACTGAAATTACCGTCACCAAAGATCAAAGCGATGCCATCATTCTCTGTTGTTTCAACTTCATACTTCTTACGAGTAGAAGAATCATTATTGAAGTAGATGTTCTGTTCGCTTAGTGTCTCAACGCGCTTCCAGTTTTCTGTGATAGCGCCAGAGTCATTAACACGATAGACCCATACGTCTGTATCATTGACGTTGATAGCGCTCAACTCGATACGACGATTAGCAACTGGTTCAGGAATAGTGTAGTCAGTCTTGACTAGGGAACCTTGTTTGACGAAGCCTAAGAAGCCTGTAAAGTCAGAACCATCGCCCTTGCCGTCAGATGCATAAATGATATTCATCTGTGAATTGTTGTCTGGCGAACGTTCGAATGGACCATTCGTGTCGATGTCAGCGGGAACAAATTCCATTGCTACAGTTTCAGCAGCACCGACTGCGCCAAAGGCATAGACACCATTTCTAAAGCTGTTCAAATTATTGTTGAACGTATAAAGCTGCATCAATACATCGCCAATCTGGAAAGCTTTAGAAGGCTGTCCATACTTTGAGGTCAAAGCTTTGTTCATGACTAGGAAGAACTGTTCCTTCCAGCTTGTATTGTTTGGATCGTTCCACGTGATGGTAACACCCGCAAGATTGTTTCCTAGAGAGTCATAGACATCTTCTGATACACGGACTGTGTTGATCTTAACAAGACCACGAGCTGGTATATTGCGTGATGCTCTGTAAGAAATAAGACGAGCAAGCTTCAAGACTGACTGCTTGCGTTGTGCAGTAGTCATAAAGTTTTCGTGAGCAGCTGTATCAACTCGGTATGCTAGAAGTTCTGCAACGTATGCAAACATTTCAAGAAGAGCAACCAACTCTGAAGATTCAATAAAGTCATTGAAGTGTTCAGGATGATAGATCTGAAGATACTGAATCAAAGATTCTTTTACGGTGTCGTAGTCATACGATGTAAAATTAATCTGAGAGAATGCATTATAGACTTTGTCCCATGCTTCAGCGGCATATGTATTTCTAATGGTCATTTGGATTTTACCTCGATGTTGAGAACGTCACGAACGTTAAACTCAACATATAATAAGTCTGCGAAAGCTATAATAGCATTGTTGTCGGGAAGGTTTAGAACGCTTAACGTAATCAACTTCACTCTAGGATCGTAAGCGAACACTGCGCGTAGATCATCTTCAACGATCATCCGAGTCTCTTCATCGTTAGGTTCGAATGTCAACATTGGAATGCGGGTTCCAAAGCTAGGCATCATTAAACGCTCGCCCTTCAGAGTATAGATGTGATTCAGCAAGTCTTGTTTGACAAGCTCGATGTTCGACAGGCCGAATGTTCGACTTGTATTCCATTGTGATGAAGAAAAACCTCTGTAGATTGCGTTAGCCATAATGTCCGTGAGAGTAATAGTGTATTTATCAAACTTCTAAAAGCGCGGGAATCATGGCTTCCAGGTAGCAGCATTTTTACGGGTGTAATTTTTTGCTATTGCTGGTCGTGTCCAAGGTTCATATGTAGGGATAATTGGTGGTGCAGTAGCTAAATCAGGACAGGATGCAGCAGAAGCATCTCTAGCATCTGGACCGTTCAAATGGATGTTAGCAGCAGTCTCAGTGATGTCACCACCCGACTTTAAGTTGAGTCCAGCAACACCAGAGATTGCCATGTCAGCACTTGACAGTATATCTAAGTTAGAAGCAGCCGTCATCTTTAAAGAACTTTCACTGTCGATATCAAAAATTCCACAAGCAGACTGCTTTATATCTTTAAAAGCTTTGATGTGGATAGAACCGCCGGTGTGGACCTTTAAGTTACCTTCATCCGCTTTCATGTTAATTGAGTTCTTAGCTTCTAGATTGATATCGCGTCCAGCACTTATGTTGACATCAACGTTTGCATTTATGCTTACTGATGCTTCACCAAAGATATGAATGTGACCATCTTGGTCTAGCTCTACCCATGTTCTTCCAAGAGCAGTTGACATGTAGATTCGTTCATTCTTATCATCAAAAATTATCTGATGACCTTCAGCTGTTTTGAATCTAAGTCTTGAACCTGCTGGAGAATCTTTTCCATTATCATCTTGCATGATGATAGCATGTCGGCCTGGAGTAACGATGCAGTATGTCTGAGGGTCAAAGACTCCAGCTCCGTCGACAGCAGACTGTGCGTAGCCATCCTTACCATCTTTATCAGTCTTACCCTGTGCAGCAGATCGTTCCCATGCACCGCGAGTCTGCGCTTCAGATGCTGACATCTTATTTTGGAACTGTGTTCTAAGGTTGTCGTATGCTGGTTGTATCTTTGACAATACGCCACTGTCGTCTACATCATCTCCGAATGGTCCAGGATTTCCAGTAGCATCAGTATTTCTGCCCGCAGGCAATGATCGATTGCGGTGTAGACGCATAGTAGATGCAAAGTAGCAGCGATGTGCAGCATTAGCGTTAATACAGAACACCAACACTGTAGCGCCAACCTTAGGTATGGCCCAGAATCCGTATGCAGCCTGCGATTGATTAGCTCCACCAATACCAGCAGGAAAGTCTACAGTAAACCCACCAAATGGTGATGCATAGTCCGCCCAAGGTAGTTCATCTACATCAAAATTCTCTCCGTCTAAGGAAGGAATCCAAACCTTTACACGACCCATTTGATCTGGATCGTCAGTGGCAATTACTTGTCCCTCCATAATGAAGGGAATGCCGTCATGAAATTCGGTGTCAAATTGCATTGTTAAGTACCTACCATACGTGCGTTGCTGTTATCTTCAGCTGCTAATGCACTGCCATCGATGTCATACGGAATGGCAGCTAAGTTATGTTCAAATTCGCCACCCGCAAATGTTGTCTTAACGAACAAAATTTGATAGGTTCCATTATAGAAGAATTTGTTAGTAAACATTTCTTCACCTAGCTTAAAAGTTCCAGTTGAATCTACATTAGGTGCTCTCAAATTTATCTTCATAAACACTGGTAGTGTTGCTATGTCAATACCATTTAGCAGTGAATCGGTTCCTGTATCACTTTTTTGCCAAGCATTAATTCTTGGTTGAACGTAGTCTGAAATATACTTCTGTTTTGAACTTGACATGCCATTGCTAATTGCTTTAGTTAGCGATGATGATGGACCACTCTTTGATGATGATGCCATTTGGCTAAGGTCGGTACCAGAAATAATACTTCCGTGCGGGGCTTGACCGCCTCGTTCAGTTCTATCTGCGAATTTTCTAATGAGGTTTGGATTTCCTCTAATAGTTACATCCAAATTGATAGAGCTTAAAAAGTGCAGAAGAGCAAACGTTTGATTATATTCTTGCTTCGATTTAAAGGATGCAGCAGATTCTTCTGGAGATTGGTGTTCAGTATGCTGCGATGAGTTATTATTTTTCTGCTCTTTAGAAACAATAGGCGGAAATAGTGGATCACCTGGCCGCATGTTGGTAGAATATTCAGTAGTTTTTGGTGCACCTTTAGATGAAGCTTCTACACCCTTCTTTGACTGGCCGTTGTTAGCATTGGTAGCCATTCTTGACGGACCAATTGAAAGGTTGACGTCTAAAGCAACAGATGCTTCTGGATTGTATTCGACTTTTAAATTCTTGATGTGACTATTTCTACCAGTAAAAATATAATCATACGTGATAAGGTTTCTAACTTTTTTAGCATCACCAATAACAGTCTTACCACCAACGGCAACTACATTTGGGTCTGCATCTACCTTAGGGTATCTAAACGGGTAAATGTCGAAGTGAACAATATAAGTAGAGTCGTCAGAAGTAATGCCAGTGACAGTCTTAAATGTAACTGCATTACCGGCCTTTCTATTCTCAGCGCTGGCTAAATCGGTAAACTGCTTAGATGATTCAAGAATCAATTTGATGGCATCTGTGATAGTTGCATTTGATGCAAAGGGTACCTGCAAATCTCCAACTGGCGCAGTACCTTTATTTGCAGCTGCTGATGCATGACCACGTCTAGCATGGGACAACTCAGCATGCTTATTAGCTTTAGCAGATGAAGGTGTAAATGCTCGCCATTCTACTGGAGCGGTAATCATATATTGAACAAGTTTACCATTAGATGTTTTACCATTCTGTGCTAGAGCTTCATTTGTATATTTTACATAATGAGTTAGTGACGTCTCATTTAGCTTTGCTTCTAAACAATCAAGTAAGCCACCAATAGTTTTATCTCGCCCAGCTGTATTAACATTGCTGATAGTGGCAAGATAATTTATGTGCGACATCGATGAGTTTGTCTGTGGAGCGCCTTCTAATTCCATAAACTGCAAATTATATGTCGACCCTGAAGATTCAAACTCCATGTTCATTAGCAACAGTGATAGCGGAATATTACATGTTGAAATAGTTTCAGTAGTGTTATCATCTCTGTGACCAACAAATATGATAGACAGCAAAAAGAATGCAGATGCACGTGTAGTCTGCAATTTACTACGCATTAAGTCCATCATGAAGTTGAAGAATGAAAGACCCGTTGTGTCAATGATCTTCATGTTCATGAAGCTTGCTGGTACAGAAGGATTTTCTATTCCACCTGTTCCATAGATGTGCTCCATCTCTAAGTTAGTAATAGAGTACTGAGAAAATCTACGCGTGTCGATAACTAACCAACCAGTCTGGTTCTGTACCTTAAATGATTCACCTAAACCTACACCTTGAATAGCACTTAGCAATGGAGCTCTGCCATTCTCACCTATCATTGCTCTAAATGCTTCTGTTGTAGATGAAGCAGCGATAACAAACTGATATGAATACGATCTGAAATTATCTAGGGGGTTTGGGTAATTATTACCGAGTTTAGTTGCCATAAAGTATTAGGTAATTACCGGAGATATGATGTTGATTGGGATTTTTGTAGAGGGAATTCCACCTTGCTTAGATGCTAACATGAAGTTAAGACGGTCTGAAGAAGGTATCATTAAGATGCGACCACCAGTAATTTCAGAGAATGGATCTAGAATATTATTGTACTGTGCAATAACCCACCAATAGCGAGGCTCATTATAAAATACAGATGCAATGAGGTCCAATCTACCCACATAGAAATCTTCTACAGCATAAGAGATATCAGAGCTGTCAGAAGACATAACATTCTTCTCCCACCACTCCAATTTTCCGTTAGCGGTTTCTGTGGTGCCACCTGCAACATAGCGTGAATACTTGTTGAAGAGACTATTTGTATTGCTCATGGTAAACTACCCCATTCTTTTCCTGCTGGACCTTGCACTGCTTTTATTTTAGATTGAGCTTGCGCAATAGCATCTGTTCCTGCCCAAATAGGATCGGCGGGAAGTATTGCACCTTGACGTAGCACTCGAGCAGCGGATGCATTAGCCCACATAGCTTGCTCTGCTGGAGCTTCTTGTCTAGCAAATCTATTGTCACTACCATCTGCACTATCTGAAGCGTTAGCTGTATTAGATGGAGGTGGAGACGATGCAGGAGCTCTAGCAGTAAATGGAGCAAACGCTTTCTCCATATCACCATTTTTGTATGCAGTAAGATTGAAACCACTGTACTCTGCTGGTGACCATGATTCCTTTAGAGCCAATGTAATTGTCATAATGACTGGGAATGGAACTTTCGTTATGCGACTAGAGTCTGCTGGGTCAACAGCATTGGCTTGGATATAGTCAATGTCATTAGGAAAATCCCAATTGTAACTTGTCAATACGCACTTGACAGGACCAATCATCTTTTCGCCATATGCTTTAAATGTAATGATGGGAGGTGGTGCGCCCAAATACGAACCGAGTCTACCATCATTAGCTGTGCCTTCACCATAGAATGGCATAGTCCATGCTCTAAGTATGTTGATGATTACTAAATTTCTAGAAGCTTCTTCAACAGTACGTGAAATCAATTTAGCAGAAACTCCCCAGTCACGAGCACCAGTTGATTCATACTTCATGATTTCGCCAGGGTGATGCTGTGGTGTAAATGATTTATAGGATACTGATCTATTTTCAGTGATAGATGGCATTACATCAAGTACGATAACATCCTCAAGACCATTACCAACTGGTGGATTTGCGTACAGAGTAACTTTTAGTTGAGATGTTCTGTCTTCATTACCATCGCTGTACATTGAAGCTGGAGTACCAACTGCTGGTGAATTACCGACTACAGCAACTTCCTGGCTTGTATTTGGATCTATAAGAAGGTAACGATTATCACGCTCTGCAATTTTCAAGTCCTTAGACACACTGTCAAACTTACCCATCAATCCTTTGCTCTGCAACATACCAACTGCTTCTGCCTTTAGCTTTGCAGCGCCTGCTGTTGCATAATCTGCTGCCTTCTGAATACTACCAGTCACAGATGCCGTAGCATCCTTAAGTGATGGTAGATTAGAAAGGGTGTTGCCTATGTTGAAGTCCATCTTTATTCCTTAATAGCAGCAGCTACTTTGTCGAACAT